GCATTGCTGGTGTTATATCAGCATCACGATGCCGTCTGCGTGGTATTTATGTAGTTAACGGAAGTGGTGCGGCAACGTTAAAGTTTAGAGAAGGTTCTGCTACAGGGACTATTGTTATGCAATTTGCAACGGTTGCTGGAGCAAGCACTAACTCTTATCCTGATATTCCAGATGACGGTCTTTTGTTTAAGGGCGGAGGATATGTAACTTTCACGGCTGTGACTGATTTAACAGCAATGACTACGTTCTTCTCATAAGGGATGATAAATGGCTACGTCAGGATCTAGAGACTTTGAACCAGATGTTGCGGAATACATAGAAGAAGCATTTGAACGATGCGGTCTTGAGTTTCGCACAGGATATGATGGGGTCACCGCAAGGCGGTCCCTCAATCTCCTATTTGCCGATTGGGCTAACCGTGGTTTAAACCAATGGACAGTCACCAATACGACAACTACATTAACTGAAGCTGCTGAATTTATTGACTTAACATCTACCACAATTGATGTACTTGATGTTGTGTTGAGAAGAACGGAGGGAAGCACTACTACCGATATCTCAATGGAACAAGTCAGTCGTTCTGAATACTGGAACATTCCTAATAAATCTACGAAAGCCAGACCAACTCAATGGTTTTTAGACAAACAGATAACGCCTAGGCTGTACTTCTGGCCTGCCGCTGAGAACAGCACTGACCAAGTGCTGATCAATAGACTAGTTAGAATTGAAGATGCAGATGCGAGTGTGAACACAGTCGATATGCCGTTTAGATTCTATCCTTGTTTAGCGGCTGGATTGTCTTATTACATTGCACTTAAACGAGCTCCTGATAGGGTTCAAATGTTAAAAGGTTTTTACGAAGAAGAATTTCAGAGGGCAGCAGATCAGGATAGCAGTAGAGCTTCGTTAAGAGTCGCTCCTGCTCTCTCCACTACCAGGAGAGCCTGATGGCCTATGCATCTGGTAGATACTCAGTTGCCATATGTGATAGATGTGGTTTCAGATACAAGTACACCAAGTTAAGAAAAGAATGGACAGGGTTCAGAGTTTGTTCTGAATGCTACGAGCCCAAGCATCCGCAATTAGATCCCCCAAGACATCTGGTAGATCCTCAAGCATTAAAGAACCCAAGACCCTCTGTGCCTGCTTCACGAGTGGCTGGGGCTGGTGTTGTTAGAACCATTGATCCTAATCGAATGATTACAGTTACTGGAGACTCAATAGGTTCTGCTTTTGATGGAATAGAGGTTACAATAAGCGTAGGAACAGTGACGGTGACAGTATGAGTTTTACACTTGCAACTTTAAAAACAGCAGTTCAGAACTATTGCGAAACATCAGAAACAACTTTTGTTTCCACGCTTCCGACCTTTATTAAAGAGGCTGAAGAAAGAATTTTAAAGAACGTAGAGATGCCTGTGTTCAGAAAGAATCAGACAGGTACTCTGGGTTCAGGTAATACTTACTTATCAACGCCCGATGACTTTCTCTCATCGTACAGTTTGGCTGTGATATCAAGCAGTGTTTATTCTTATCTACTGTTCAAACATGTGTCGTTTATAAGAGATTACACACCCAATGCTTCTACAACCGGATTGCCTAAATACTATGCTTTGTTTGATGACAATACATTTATTATTGGGCCAACGCCTGATTCAACTTACACAGTTGAACTCCACTACAAATATAGGCCAGCGTCATTGACTGCAGGCGCTGACAGTGGAACCACCTGGATATCTGACAACGCACCGGATGCCTTGCTTTATGGAACTTTGGTAGAAGCAGCTACTTTCTTAAAAGCACCAGAGGAAATACCTTTGTATCAGCAAAGGTTTGATATGGCGCTTCAAAGCTTAAAGAGATTGGGTGAAGGGTACGGAGCCAGGGATGAATACAGATTTGATATTGCTAGGAATTAAGCATGTTTGATTTAGAAGTAAAAATGGAGCCCGGTAGTATTAATGTTCAGACTACTTCTGAAAGAGGACATACGTCAGAGGAACTAGCAGCAAACGCTGTGGCTAAGATTATCAACATTGCTGACAGCGCTGATCCTGTATTGAGACAACAAGCAGAAATGTTTAGAGAAAGAATGTTTCATGTCATTGTTCATGCTTTGAATCAAGGTATTAAAAGTGATAGAACTACTCTTTATAATGAATTTAAAAAACAAGGCCATGATGATATGGCTGAAATATTGAGGAAACTGTAATGGCTATCAGTCAAGCAATGTGTACGTCTTTCAAGCAAGAATTGCTTCAAGGTGTACATAATTTTACGAGTGGATCAGGTGGTGGAACAACAACGTCAACCGGGTCCGGTAATGCATTTAAGTTAGCTTTGTATACCAGCAGTGCTAGTTTGGGAGCCGCTACGACAGCTTTCACAACAAGCAACGAAGCATCAGGTACTGGTTATAGTTCTGGAGGTTCAGCGTTAACAAACGTAACGCCTACGACATCAAGTACCACTGCCTTGACAGACTTTGCAGATCTAACTTTCTCTAGCTCCACGATTACTGCCAGAGGTGCGATGATATACAACTCATCAACCACTGCAGGATCTGCTAATAGAGCAGTGTTGATACTTGATTTTGGTTCAGACAAGTCATCTTCTACAGGAGACTTTACGATACAGTTTCCAACAGCGGATGCATCTAGTGCGATAATTAGGATCGCCTAATGGCTGATGTAACCATATTTTTTACTGGTTATAACCAAATAACACAAGGTTATAACAGAGGTGGTTATAATCAAGACGTTGCGTTTACTGGTCTTACCAGTGGATTAGGAAGTGTATCTGCCCTTGCAGGGACTATAGTTTCCGTTACCTCTGGGGTAGCAACAGGATCAGTAGGAAGTGTTACTGTAACCGCAGGAACAGGTGCTACAATAGAGGCGGCTGGTATAGCAGCGACAGGTAACGCAGGAACAATTAACATATGGGGTCCAGTAGATACAAGTCAAACACCAAGCTGGACTCTAGTAACAGATTCACAAACACCAAATTGGTCAGAAGTGGCGTAAATTATGGCATCAACTTTTGTAAATAATCTTAGAGTAGCAGAACCAGCAGATGGAGATGCTGATTGGGGTACTAGCACTAACACTTCTCTTGAGCTTATTGGTGAAGCGTTAGGTGTAGGCACAGAAGGTATCACCACCAATGCAGATACTCACACCAGCACAGTAGCAGATGGAGCTACAGATCCGGCTAGAGCTTTACATCTTCAGTATACAGGCACATTAGACTCTGCTTGTACTATCACAATCGCTCCGAACACGCTCAAACGAGTACAGATCATTGAGAATGCGACTAGCGGAAGTCAGTCGATTATTATTAAACAAGGTTCTGGTGCTACGGTTACTATTCTTGCTGGAACAAAAAGGATCGTATATCTTGACGGAGCAGGGTCAGGTGCAGCAGTTGTCGATATTACGGCAGCGGCTTTTGGCGCACAGGCTTTTTATGTCCCATCTGGGACTACAGGAAACAGACCAACAGGTGTCGCAGGAGCTTTCCGATACAATACGACAACAGGTGCGTTTGAAGGCTACACCGACAGTTGGGGAGACATAGGCGGCTCTGGTGCAACCAATGTATCTCTAAACGAATTTTCTGGTAACGGCAGCACCACAGCCTTTACCTTATCTGCTGATCCCTCTACAGAAAATAATACCCAAGTTTACATTGATGGTGTTTACCAAGAGAAAGGCACATATGCGGTATCGGGTACAACGCTGACATTCAGCACAGCACCGCCCAATGGTACAAGTATTGAGGTCATGGCGTTCACCGCTAGTTCTGTGGGTGTGGTGGCAGATGGAAGTATCTCAACTGCGAAGTTAGCAGACGATGCTGTGACGCAAGCCAAAATTGGTGATGATGCCGTGGGTGCAGATCAGTTGGCTTCTAATGCAGTGGTAACCGCATCCATCGTTGATTCAACTGGTTCAAGTGATGGAATCACTACAGCTAAGATAGCTACGGATGCAGTGACTCAGGCGAAGATAGCAGACGATGCGGTGGGAGCAGATCAGTTGGCATCGAGCGCGGTGGTGACGGCTTCTATTGTAGACGATGCCGTGACTCTAGCTAAGATGGCAAGTGGAACAGACGGTAATATAATCAGCTACGATGCTTCAGGTAATCCTGTAGCGGTAGCAACAGGCAGTGCAGGACAAGTATTAACGTCTGCTGGTGCAGGTGCGCCTCCAACTTTTGCCACAGCATCATCTATTTCCACTGGTAAAGTATTCTTTATGGGGCAAATATAATGGCAGTCAAAATATCAGGCGTTGATTTAAGCGCAAACACTACAGCGAACATAGGACAGGCTGGCTCCTCTGGAGGCACTTACACTGTCCACATTCTTAACCGAAGCTCATCTTCTGC